TTACAGTTATTAATAAAGTCCATACTCTCTTCGTTGTTTTCTGCTGTAATCCAAGGTATGAGACCCATCTTGAATCCATCAAAGTCCATGACTGTCGGCTTCATTACAATGTTAACTTCATTCATATAGTGCCCAAGCAGTTCTTTTAAACTGTTAAGATCATTTGTATTCTTATAGAATGTATCGTGATTACCAGGAATAATATCCATAGTAATACCGTAGTCCCTTAGCTTTGCAAGAAACGATTGTCTATTACGATTGAGTGCTTTGAAGTTGATAAACTTACGATTATCAAAGTAATCGCCAAGATGTACTATGTGTTTGATATCATGTTCAAGTAGATATGGAAACAATGTTTTTTTATAAAAGGTATCTGCATTATCTAAGAATATTTCAGATGAGTTACGAGTACCACAATGGGTATCATTCAATATACATATTTTCATTAACCAAGGATCTCACTTAAATCACTATCACCAGAGTTAGCTACTGCTCGACTCTTTGCTTTCTTACGTTCTGCTTTTACTATCTCTTTCATCTCGGTATCTTTTACTTTAATCGTATCAATACGAGATTTAAGAGTATCTACAAAATGTTGTCCTACGCTCTCGGCCATACCACCGGCTTCAACGTCTGTAAAGTCTTCAATAGTAGACTGAGCTATGAACTTCATCTTAATATCTTGTTGTTTCTTTTCTTTTGCAATACGTCTGAGAAATGCATACCATGATATCTGAGTAAAGTAAGCGAATGCATTCGGTTTACCTGTACGTGTGGCTGCTTCGATATTATAGTTTTCGATTGCTTTGAGACAGTTTTCTACTGCATCCATTACCATTTCTTCACGGTATGTATATCGTACAAAATTAGATTTGTGTGATAAACCTTCTGCAATACGAAGAAAACACATAGCAATATAGTCTGTTACAACTGGTAATTGTTCTGTTTTTTCTTTTGCTGCTGCGACTAACTTACAGTAGTCTACGACTGCCCAAGAGAAGTCTTTGTTATTAACATAATGAGGTTTATCCTTTGGTTTTATTTTTGCCATTTTGGTTCCTAGTATATCTTGTTGAGTATATTATAACACAACGCTGAGGGAATGTAAACAGATTTTTTTTCATTTTTTATGAAATTAACCGTGTACAAGGTGAATAGATAGTAGTATAATAAAGCAGGGCTTTTGAAAGGGGCAGTATATGATTCAAAGCGATAATGAATGGTCGCCACTTAAAGAAGTTATTCTCGGATCGAGTAAGAGATTTAATTGGTCTACTGATGATCCGGTTTTTATGGATGCTTATGAAACTATGGGTTGGGATTTTGGTGGTCCTGTAAGTCATAATGTAATAGGAGAAACTGAAGTAGCTTTACAATATTATAAGTCTATTCTACAACGTTTTGATGTAGTTGTACATAGACCAGTTGAAATAGATTATGTTAAACTCAATGCATACGGCGCATACTCTCCACGTGATACTGTTTTAATTATAGGTGATAAAGTCATATTTACTCCATGTGGTTGGGAAAAACGTCGTATTGAATGGGATGCATATAAACATTTATTTCCTAATTATACTTTGTGCGATGATCCTGCTGCTCATTTTGATGCTGCACAAGTTATTCGTTGTAATCGTGATATTATATATCTAGTTTCTCACGGCGGTAATATTGAAGGTGCAAACTGGTTAAAAGATTTTCTTGGTAAAGAATATAATATTCATTTGATTGGTAGTGATGTATATCCTGGCCATCATTTAGATACTACAATTATTCCTTTACGAGAAGGATTAGTATTACTTAATGCAGCTCGTATGACTGAAGAGCATGTACCTTCGTTTATGAAATCGTGGGATAAAATATGGATACATCCTAATGATTTATTTGACTTTCAAGATGGGATGATGGGATCGAGATCTATATATCTCAATGTATTTTCTATTAATGAACACGTAGTTGTATGTGATCCTGATCAAACGTTTCTAATAGAAGAACTACGTAAACATAATATTATGTGTCATCAAGTAAAATTACCTCATTGTAAATTCTTAGCTGGTGGCCATCACTGTACTACGCTTGATATGCATAGATCTAGTTAAGTTTATTTTTATCGATTTTAAACTGAAGAATATTATCAGGCGGCATATCAGAATCTCCGACTTGAAAATATTGAAATGGATCTTCAGCTTTATCTACGTTTTCTTCTGTAGCCAAAAGCTTTAAATATTTTTTATACTGATTGCGAAGTGTTTCACTTGGATGTCCTATCGTAATAATATGATAAGGCATCAGAGAACATAAAGATGAAGTATCATCTTGATATGTCATAAATGGCCTGAATGTAAACCATCGAGTTCCTTGTTCAAAGTTCTCTTGGATTATTATCTTTGCGGCCTTTCTTATAATCATTACTTCTTGTTCATCTATATCTAGATCTGGCCATTGTACTACTTCACATAATACTTCTTGTCCATTGCTTAATACTATTTGTCTTACATCTGGTTTCATTTTAATTCTATCTCATATATTTTATAGTTAAATTTTTGTTTTGAATAGATCTTAATGCGCTCGGCCGAATGCTCTAGTGCGAAGTTCTTTCGACCTAACCAGTGCAGGTCATCGGCGATATCATATAGTTTGGCCTCCCGACCATCATCACTCTTTCTTAGGCTTCTACCTATACTCTGTAATACTCGAATCTGTGACTTAGAAGGTGATGCGAATATTATATTGTGTAGGTTACGTATATTTATACCTGTACTAAACGTTCCCATACTCGCTACAATGATTGCATTCTTTTGTGTTTCAACAATACCTCTAATAGCTTCTCTGTCAGCAGTAGCGGTTTCACCACTTACATAAAATACTTTCCTTTCTTCATCGGCTTCGTCCCTTATCATATCGAATAAGACTTTGCCATGTTTCTCTACAAACTGAAATAATACTAATGTATTACCAGTTTGAGTTGTTGCTAAGTTTCTTACAAACTTATTTCTACTTTCATTACGTACAATAAGATCTATCTCTTCTTGATAGGTCTGTGTTCCACGATTCTTACGTAGCTGTTCAGGATATTTAAGTTTAATAACACTAATATTCAGCTTTGCAAGTGTATCGTTATCCTGTAACTTCTTTGTTGTTGTTACATTATATATCTTACCAAATAAGCCTTGTAATACGAGCTCATGTGTTTGTGTACCGTCTAATGTACCTGTTGTACCAAATCTATATTCAGCTTCACGTGCCTTATTCATTATTGAGTTAAGCGATTTAGATTTAAATCCATGACACTCATCTCCTACCACACATCCAAATTGTTCGAACCATTTAGCAGGCAACTTGTATATAGATTGCCATGTTGATATAACTACTGCAGCATTAGTCATTTTCTCTTTACCAGAATATATCTTATGACAACCATTTTCTACAAGCATACCATAGTCTTTGAAGTCAGCGTACATCTGATCAACTAATGAAGTTGTCGGCACAATGATAAGAACCTTTTTTCTGCCATTGGGACTGAGCATCGCCATATAATATTTTATTAAAACATATATTATAAGAGATTTACCTGAACCTGTAGGACTCACTAATACAGATCTTTTATTATGCAGTGCATGACATACAGCATTGAACTGATAATCTCTTATCTCAATCGGTTTACCACGAGATCGTATATCAAGACCTTTTATAAAATCCATAATTGCTTGCGGATCTATTTTATCCTTATCATCCGGAGAACCATAGTTATTCTCATCAGATAGTTCTATGGTATAGTTACGTTTGGCACAAAAGTCTTTTATAAATGGATATAAGCCTACATGAATCTCGTTAGACTGTACATTGAATAATCGTATCTTGCCGTCCCATACCTTATTACGAAATGCAGGCATATACTTGTAACCAGGTACAAAGAACGAGAAGAAATCACTTAACTCATTTGCTATACCAAAATCACATCCCACGTGCATAATGCTGTGGTTTTTCTTCTCAAGTATTATTTTGTCCATGTATTATATATACTGTTTACAAAGCATCTCAAATGTGGTATAATAACATATGAAATTAAACTTAGAAACAATCCTTGAAATGTGGAAAGATGATAGTGTGATATCTAATACCTCGCTAGATGAAGTATCACGTCAGACACCTCAGTTGCATTCTAAATATCTTGAGTTACGATCTACTGCTAAGTTACAACTGAAACGTATGGAGATGCAACAAAAAACTTTATTAAAAGAGAAGTGGTTATATTATAACGGTAAGATGACTCAAGAACAAATAGCCGAATATGGTTGGGAATACGATCCATTTAATGGTTTAAAAGTTCTAAAAGGTGAGATGGATCATTATTATGATTCTGATATTGATATACAAAAGTCTGAAGAAAAGATTGTATATTGGAAAACAATTGTAGAAACATTAGAAGAGATAGTTACAAGTCTTAATTGGCGACATCAAACAATAGGCAATATGATTAGGTGGAGAATGTTTGAAGCAGGTTCGTAGAATACTTGTGTTCATCTAGAAATTTTTTAAGAATAGGATGTTCCCAATCGCTTCTTTCTAATATAGATCTCCATTCAAAATAGTATTTTTCAGAAGGCCAATCAGTATGTCTTAT